CCCTGCAGAATGAAACCCGTTCTAATCAGTGGTGTAACACCACTTGCGGCTAGCACGCGCATGCCAACAGCTATTTGTGAAATTTCTTGAACTAAAGGAAGTTCTAAAAATTTACCCCATAGACCTAAAAAGGCGCCTACTCCTTTTGCTGCTACTAAAAGGGCTGGTGACAGGCTCTCGATAGCCCCTATAAGCGCTTTGAACTGTTCAAGTTTTAGGCTGAGCAAGCCAAGAGCTAAACCAGCTAAACCTTTAGTGATAGCGCCGAAAGCATTTATGACGCGCTCGCTAAGCGTGGCTAGTTGTAGATATACGGTAGACAGTGCCTTACTTACTTCTAGTTGTACCTTTTTAATGCCGCTTTCTACTCCCTTTAGTACGTCAGCGGCCTTCGTGTCGCTTGTAATGACCGATGTAACCGGCGTACCTAAGGTTCCCCTGCCTCCGGGGCCGCCCTCGAGTCGGGTCTGGCGTGCGCCGCCGCTAGCTCCCGCAATCATGCCGATTGTGCCACTGACGACTTTACCGATAGCGGTGCCGGCAAGCTCGCTAATAGCAAAGACTTCTGTACGGATCTTAAACAAGAAATCAAAGATCTGAGTTAGTCCACTAATAAGTGGATCTAGTAAACCTCTACCAAAGCTTTGATTGACTAACTCCGCTAGGTCTTTGATGTTGGAGACGACGCCAGAGAAGCCCTCGGCGGCGATGCGTTGACCAGCAACGGCGGCGGCGAGGCGCTCTTCAAGAAACTTAACAACACCGCCGGCTTGCGTCTTGGCCCGGGCGATGTCTTCGTTGGTGATGCCCAGCGCCTTGGCTAGGTAGGAGTCGACCGTGATGTCGCCCCGCAGGATGGAGCCGATCTCCTGCCGAGCCTGGTATAGGGGGATGCCGAAGGTGCCGAGGGCCGCGGCGAAGTTGATGGCGAGATCTTCAGCTTCCTTGAGGCCGCCACCGATTTGGCCGACTTGGGCGGCGACGATGCCGAAGACTTCGATGACTTCGTTGGAGGTGACGCCGGCGAGGGCGATCGAGCGCTCTCGGATCGAGTCGATGTTTTGCTTGACTGCGCCGGTCAGCGTGACGATCTTTTGGTAGGGATCGGTGATCTCCTTACCGCCAGCAAAGACGCGGTTGGTGGAGGCGAGGGTGGTCTGGGTCTTGAGGATGGTCTCGCGGAGCTTGACCTCGCGGCCGATGGTTTCTTTGAACAAACCACTGAAAGCAACATTTACAGCGTTCGCAGCTTCTTGAATAATATATAGACTTAGTGCTACCTTAGTTAGTTTAGCTACTAGCGTGCTGGTAGCGGTATTAGTAGCTGAAAATACTGTTTTGAATACGTCACCAGCGTCTCCTACACTTCTACTTGTTTCTGTAGCGGTAGTAGCAACTCGTTTGAGTTGCCCTGCCATTTCATTAAGTTCGGCTACGGGGCCTACAGGTAACTTAGATGCTACGCTGTAAAATTGTTTAATACTGTTAGACGCTGATGAAATATCTTTGCCTAAGTCTCTAAAGTTTTTACTTACATCGCTATAGTTCGGTAAGTCAATCTTAATAGAGCGTGCGCGCGTTGCTTCCGTCGCCACGCTGTCGACGTTGCGTAGCTGGCGCTCGGCTGCCTGAGTCTCGGCTACAACTTTGACTTTGAAATCAGACACAGCTGCCGGCGCTATTCGCTACCCGTATGTTAAGGCTCTTAGGCGCCAGCGTTTGCTGCTAGGGCCGCATAGACGTGCATCGGGATGCAACGTGTGCGCACAAGCTCGGAGAGGATGAACTTAGTAGGGGCGTCGGGGCCGTCCGTTGTGGCCGTACTCGGCTTCCAGTCGGGGTAGGGCAGGAAGTTGCGCGGCAGCACTTTAGGGGCGGCGCGCTTGGATCCGGACATACCGTGGGCGATCTGAATGACGGTTGCGGCGAGCGCGGCGGTGGTGGCGCTGTTCTGGTTAGCGGTGGCGCGCTCGGTGTCATCGATGCGTTGCAGCAGCCAGCGCAGGGTGCTAACCGGTGTGCGCAGAAAGCTGGCTTGAGTGAAGTCGCCGCCGACCGCGGACGAGCGCACTCGGTAGTAGATGCTGTCCCAGTCGGTCGGAGGCGTACGGAGGATTTCCTCCGCACCCTTCAGGAGCTGCTCCGGGGTGGGCTGAACTCCGGTTCCGACTCCGTTTCGTTTCCCTCAGGCGCCGGCCAACCGTCGCGCTCCCAGGTGATGAGCTGGAAGATCTCTTCCATCAGGCGGGTGGGGATGGCTTCGGTGTCGGCCTCGGCCCAGTCGGAGAGCTTTTGCCAGTCCTTCGTTTTGGGGAGTTTGGCTTCGCCCCGGTACTGCATGAAGAGTGTGACGAAAGCCACTTGCTGTGCGACGGCGCCGATGGAGTCGCGTTGGAGCTCCTCGAGCTCGGCGGCGTAGTCGTACAGGAGGTCTTGGTTGCCTTCGGTGGTGTTGCTTAGGAGCTCAATGGCCTCCTTTGTGGTGACGCCCTTGTCTTTGGCGATGCGTTGGGCCAGTTTGATCGAGCGGAAGGTCGACTTGGATTGCTTTCGCGTGATCGCTTCGATGCCTTTGGCTTCACCGGGGACGAGGTCCTTGTAGATGGGGAACCTAAATGGACCGATCTCGTGGTACTCCTCGGGGGAGAACAGCAAGGACGCGTACTTAGACATCAGAGAGGGGCAGTTCGATGGACCAGAAGCGGTAAGGCTCGGGCTGATTTAACAGCTCATCTGGGAGGTCAACCATCACATTAGCAGCTTCATACGCTAGGCGTATAGACTTGAACGGGATTCGGGGTTCCAAGTACAGGGCACCACAGTGAAGGGTGGTGTCTTGCTCTTGGCAATTAACTGCAAATACAGTGTGGGCTTCGTCCATCAACAAGTCGTGTTGCATTGCTAGTAAAAAGCCCCGCAGTTGCGGGGCGTTGAGTGTTGGCTCGTAGACAGTCTGACGCTTGATCAGGCGGTTCTGAACAGGCTGGTGAAACCTTCCAGAGGGAAGAGAACGCCGGATGCCGAAGGAGCGCCACTGCCGTCGAGAGCCTGCTTGATAGCGCCGTCTGCCACCCGGAGGCGGAAGATGGTGCCAGCTGCGAGGCTGGCGGCGGGGTTGATGGTGACCACGTTGGAGGCCAGAGTGACCACAGCGGGGACCAGGGCGCCGGTGGCGGCAACTTCCAGGCGGAAGCCGCTGCCGTTGGTTTGACCAAGCGAAAGCTGGGTCAGGGCGGCGGTGCCGTCGCTTGTGTAGGTGACGGTCAGGTCATTGCTGACAACGACAGCGCTGGCGTCGGCGGCAGGCACGGTGGCGTAGCGCCGGGTGCCCGTGCTCGGGTCGGTGAACAGCAGCGTGGAGGCGACTCCGCCGAAGCTAATCGGAGTGGAGCCGGCGTCGTAGCGGCCGAAGATGGGGCGCCCGCGGGACATCAGGTCGAAGGAGACCTCGGTGAGACCCTCAGCGGTGAGGTTCTCGTTGTAGTTCATCACGACGGCGTTGAAGCCGGTGAAGTCATAGATGTAGTTGCCGGTGGTGCCGTCGGTTTGGCCCAGTTCCTTGAGGAACTCAACGTAGATTTCGTAATCCTTGTTGTAGCGGGCGCGCTCGACGAGGGAGAAGCCCTCTTCGTAGTTGCCGCGGAACTGGGGGCAGTTCTGGCCGGCGGGAATTTCCGTGTTCTTCAAGAAGTAGGCGGTCACCGAGGCTTGCACGGTGGAGCCTGTGATCACTGAGTCGCCCCAGCCATCGTCACCGAGGAGACGGAACTCCTGGTTGTTGTCGTTGATGTTGAAAGTGGTGTTGCTGATGCCCTGCATCTCGATGTAGGTAGAACCT